ATTATTAACTTCGCCAAGTATACAAATGATGGTACAACAAGTCAATTGATTAGATGAAAAATATAGCAATACAAGTAAATGCAACATCTTTTCCAAGTCAGTTAGTAACTGATTCGGAAAAAGCATCCAAAGAGTTTGGGATACAAGTTGGTTCCGCCATCACATATGAGTGGTTCCGTAAGGACGGAAGTTCTTGTAGGTATTACAGTCAATGGAGAGATTTTCGTAGAGTAAGATTGTACGCACGTGGTGAACAGTCAATTGCTAAATATAAAAATGAATTAGCGATTGATGGAGACTTGTCTTATTTAAATTTAGATTGGACTCCGGTTCCTATTATTCCTAAGTTTATTGACATTGTTGTCAATGGTATGTCTGATAGACTTTTTAAGGTAAAGGCTTACGCACAAGATGCGATGTCTCAATCTAAAAGAAGTAGATATCAAGATATGGTTGAAACTCAAATGGCAGGTAAACCTATTCTAACTAAAATTCAGGAAATGACAGGAGTAAATCCATTTGTGATGGATCCTGATAAATTACCTGAAACGGATGAGGAGTTGTCATTGTATATGCAATTGAATTATAAACCTGCTATTGAAATTGCAGAAGAAGAAGCTATCAATACAATATTTGACGCAAATCATTATGATGATATTCGTAAAAGAATTGATTACGATATTACAGTTGTTGGGTTAGGAATTGCAAAGCACGAATTTTTACAAGGTGCAGGTGTTAAGGTTTCATATGTAGATCCTGCTAATGTTGTTTATAGTTATACTGAGGATCCATTCTTTAAAGATTGTTTTTATTGGGGTGAAATTAAAACAGTTCCAATAATTGAGTTAATGAAAATTGACCAATCTTTAACTAAAGAAGATTTACAAGAAATTACACAATACAGCCAATCTTGGTATGATTATTATAATGTTGCTCAATTTTATGAGAACAGTATGTTTTATAGAGATACTTGTACACTTTTATATTTCAATTATAAAACAAGTAAGAAGGTAGTTTATAAAAAGAAAAATCTTGAAGGTGGTGGTTCACGCATTATTGAAAAAGATGATACATTTAATCCTCCTGCTGAAAAAATGGAGGAAGGCAATTTTGAGAAGATAGAGAAAACAATTGATGTTTGGTATGAAGGTATAATGGTAATGGGTACAAATATGCTATTACAATGGAGGTTATCTGAAAATATGGTTCGTCCAAGTTCATCTACTCAACACGCACTACCAAACTATGTTGCTTGTGCTCCACGTATGTACAAAGGAGTAATTGAATCATTATGCAGAAGGATGATACCATTTGCTGATTTGATTCAAATAACACATTTGAAATTACAACAAGTTATTGCACGTACAGTTCCTGATGGTGTATTTATAGATGCAGATGGATTAAGTGAAATTGATTTAGGAACAGGTAATGCTTACAATCCTGAAGATGCTTTAAGATTATATTTCCAAACAGGTAGTGTAATTGGTAGAAGCTTTACTCAAGATGGTGACTTTAATAATGCAAGAGTTCCTATTACTCAGTTAAACTCTAACTCAGGAGCAGGCAAAACTCAAATGCTTATTACAAATATGAACCATTATGTGGATATGATTAGGTCTGTAACCGGTCTTAATGAAGCAAGAGATGGTTCTAATCCTGACCCTAATTCATTGGTTGGTTTACAAAAGCTAGCAGCATTAAACTCAAATACAGCCACAAGACATATACTTGATGGTTCTTTGTATATATATCGTTCATTAGCAGAAGCATTAACTTATAGGGTTGGTGATATTTTACAATACGCTGACTTTAAAGATGAATTTACAAATCAGATTGGTAAATACAATGTATCTATATTAAACGATATTAAAGACCTTTATATTTATGATTTTGGTATATTCATTGAGATTTCTCCTGATGAAGAGCAAAAAGCACAACTTGAAGCTAACATTCAAATGGCATTAGCTAAAGGTGATATTAATCTTGAAGATGCAATTGATATACGTGAGATAAGGAATCTTAAACTTGCTAATCAATTATTAAAGATGAAGCGCATTAAGACTCAAGAACGTGAGGAAAAAATGGCTATGCAAAAGCAAGCTATGATTGCTCAACAACAATTGAAGTCTCAAGAAATGGCAGGTCAAATGGCAATGCAAAAAATTGATATGGAGACTAGGTCTAAGATGCAGATTAAACAAGCTGAGATTGCATTTGAAATAGAAAAAATGCAGAAAGAAGCTGAGTTAAAATCTCAATTAATGGCTGAAGAGTTCCAATATAGTCAACAAATGCACGGAATGGAGATTAATAATCTAACTGAAAGAGAGCAAAAGAAAGAAGATGCTAAGGCAAAAAGAATTAGCCAACAAAATACTGAGCAATCTAAGTTAATTAATCAAAGAAAAAACAATCTTCCTCCAATGAGTTTTGAATCAAATGAGGATAGTTTAGATGGGTTTGATCTAGCAGAATTTTCGCCTAGATAAAAATATCAAATTTTTTATATATTTTTGTATAAATAAAATCAAATCAAATGGAATTATTAAAAGTTAGATCATTAGATGTAATTGAACCGAAAAGCGTTCAAGAAGTTGAAACACAGTTACTCGAAAAACACGAGCAATCGTTAAGCAATGAACAAGAAGATTTGCAAATACCTGAAAATGTTGTACACGACACTGTACAAAATTCAGATTTGGAGTTAAAGGAAGAGGACGTTCTTTCATATATTGGAAAAAGATACAATAAGCAAATTAACTCATTTGATGAGTTGATGGCTGAACGTAAAGAAAATGAACAATTGCCTGAAGATGTTTCTGCTTATATGAAATATAAAAAAGAAACAGGTAGGGGATTTGAAGATTTTCTTAAATTGAACAAGGATTATGATTCAATAGATTCTGAACAACTCCTTAAAGATTATCTTATATCTACACAAGAAGGTCTTGACAGTAATGATATAGATACATTAATGGAGGATTACAGATTTGATGAAGATATTGACGATGAATTAACTGTAAAGAAAGTTAAAATCGCCAAAAAGAAAGTTATTGCTGAGGCTAAAAAATACTTCAATTCTCAAAAAGAGAAATACAAAGTGCCCCTTGAGTCAAGTGAGGCATTTGTTTCCGATGATGAGAAAGAGATGTATCAAAGCTACAAGCAGTATACCCAACAAGCAAAGACAATAGAAGAAGAGAACAATCGTAAACGTCAATGGTTTAACCAAAAGACAGATGATGTTTTTGGAAATGAGTTCAAAGGTTTTGAGTTCAATGTCAATAACAAAAAAATTACGTTTGCTCCCGGAGATGCCTCAGAGTTAAAAAAGAATCAATCGACTCCTCAGAACTTTATAAACAAGTATTTGGATGAGCAAGGTTTAATTAAAGATGCTGTAGGATATCACAGATCATTGTCTATAGCAATGAACCCTGATAGGTTTGCTAAGTTTTTTTATGAACAAGGGTTATCTGATGCTACTGAAGATGTAATGCGTAAAACCAAAAACATCAATATGTCAGAGAGAAGAGCACCTGAAGTTAGCAAAACATCAGAAGGTATGCAGGTAAAAGCGATAAATCCTGATTCAGGTAAAAACCTGAGAATTCGCAGTATAAAAAAGATTTAAAAACATTTAAAAATTAAAAAAAATGGCAAGTGCATTATTAAACAATCCTACCTACGCCCTGCAACCGTCAGCAGAACAGGTAGCATTACAAACAAACTACATTACTAACTTCAACTTCTTGAATCAGTATCTACCTGATACTTATGAGAAAGAATTTGAGCGTTATGGTAACAGAACAATCGCATCTTTCTTACGTATGGTAGGAGCAGAGATGCCGTCTAACTCTGATCAAATTAAATGGGCAGAACAAGGACGTTTACACATTAAGTATACCAACTGTACTTCAGCAGCAGCAGCAGGTGCTTCTACAGCAACTTTTACTGTAGCTGACAGTGGTGTAACTTACATCGCTATCCGTGTTGGACAAACTTTGATGATTCAAAACAATACATCAGGTGTTTTCAACAAAGCTATTGTAACTGCAGTAGGTTCAGCAACAACTTTCACTGTAGCTTATTATGAGACTGCAGGTCAAGCTTTTGCAGTTTCTACTCAATGTACTGTATTCATTTACGGTTCTGAGTTTAAAAAAGGAACTAACGGAATGGTTGGTTCTCTAGAATCAGAAGATGATATCTACAGCAATAACCCTATTATCATTAAAGATAAATATGCGGTTAATGGTTCTGATATGGCTCAAATTGGTTGGGTTGAAGTTACTACTGAGAACGGTGCTACAGGATACTTGTGGTATTTGAAATCAGAGCACGAGACTCGTCTTCGTTTTGAAGATTACCTAGAAACTTCTATGATTGAAGCAGTTCCTGCTGCATCTTCTTCCGGTGCTGCAACTGCAGGATACATTGGTTCTGAAGGTATCTTCTACGTAGTAAACAATCGTGGTAACGTATGGGGTGGTGGTACTCCAACAAGTCTTTCTGATTGGGATTCTATCGTTTCTCGTTTGGATAAGCAAGGTGCTATCGAAGAAAACGTAGTATTCGTAAATCGTGGATTGAGCTTTGACATTGACAATATGTTAGCTACATTGAACGGTTATAACGGAGTTAATGCTGCAGGTGCTGCATCTTATGGTCTTTTTGACAATGATGTTGATATGGCATTAAACTTAGGTTTCACAGGATTCCGTAGAGGTTATGATTTCTACAAATCTGATTGGAAATACTTGAACGATCCAACAATGCGTGGTGGTCTAAATACTACTGCTGCAACTGCAACCGGTACTATTACAGGTTTAATGGTTCCTGCAGGTTCTACTTCAGTTTATGACCAAATTATGGGCAAAAACGCTAAACGTCCGTTCTTACACGTTCGTTACCGTGCTTCTGAAGCTGAAGATCGTAGATACAAAACTTGGATTACAGGTTCTGCCGGTGGTGCTGCTACTAGCGACTTGGATGCAATGGAGGTTAACTTCCTTTCTGAGCGTTGCGTATGTACTCTTGGAGCAAATAACTTTGTATTGTTCCGTTACGGATAGTATTAAAGAAAAACCAAATATGGAGGGTGTCTTTAAAGACACTCTCCTTTTTAACTTAAATTAAATTAAATAAAATAAAATGGCAAAGACTATAATAATTGCAGATAAAGTATATAAATTAAAAGTGGGCAATCCACTTTCATACACATTAGCTTCTAGGAATCACCCTCGTTTTCCTTTAATGTGGTTTGACGAAAAGAATAATCAAAACCGTGCTTTAAGATATTCAGTAAACCAAAAGTCTCCTTTTGAGGATGAACAAGATGGTAATGCTATTATTGAACCGATTATTTTTGAGGATGGATTTTTAAGAGTTCCAAGAACAAACCCGGTTTTACAAGAATTTCTACACTACCATCCATTAAATGGCAATATTTTTATTGAGGTAGATAAAGAGAAAGATGCAAGTATAGAAGTTGAGGATTTAAATACAGAGGTTGATGCGTTGGTTGAAGCTCGTCAGCTTACACTTGACCAAATTGAGACTTTAACAAGAGTTTTATTTGGAAAAGACCCCTCTACAGTATCAACTGCTGAGTTAAAAAGGGACATTTTAGTATACGCAAAAACAAATCCTAGAGAATTTTTGAATGTATTAAATGATCCTGAATTAAAATTCCAAGCAAAAGTTCGTTTATTTTTTGAAAATAAACTATTAATACTAAGAAATTCAGAAAAAGAAGTGTGGTTTAATACCATTACTAATAAAAAGAAGATGTTATCCGTTCCATTTGGGGAAGATCCTTATGGTATGGTTGCCCATTATTTACAAAGCGATGAAGGTCTTGACTCTCTAAAGATGTTAGAATCATCTTTAGGTTAGTAAATATCTCTGTTTTTGTTTGATTAAATAAGAAAGAAGGGGGCACTCATTGTGTCCTCTTTTTTTTATGTATATTTGTAAAAAAAGTACTAATGATAAATGGAGTAAGAAATGCTGTATTATCCGTTCTGAATAAGAATAATTATGGATATATATCTCCTTCTGATTTTAATTTGTATGCAGCTAATTCACAAATGGAGATTTTTGAAGAGTATTTTAGCAATTATAATAAAGTTATAAATGCTGAGAATGCCCGTTTATCAGGTGTAGATTATGCTGATATGGAACAACCTATTGCAGAGGTTTTAGAATATTTTTTAAGAACAGATTATCTATCAAAAATTTCTGCTAATAAATTCTCAATGCCAACACCAACGACTACAGGATACTATACGTATATGTTGTTGGATATTAAATGTAAACCTGTTGTCCTTAGAACAGGCACAAATACAAGTGTAGTTGCTTCGCAATTGGTTGATAGCACTGCATTATTTACTACATATGGTATTGCTGCAGGGGATGTTGTAACCAATTTAACTACAGGATTAGTATCTACAGTATTGTCTGTAGTAAGCAATACAGTTTTATCATTAGATTCAAATATATTTTTAGCAGTAGGAAATGCTTATGCTATTATTTCTTCTGCCACTGTTGTTCAAGCTGAAAAAGTAATAAATAATAAACTTTCTTTATTGGTTAATTCTAATTTAACTCAGCCAACAGTTGAGTTTCCTGTTTATGCATTACAAGGTAATGAGCTAACTTTTTATCCTGTTACTATAGTTAATAAAGGTCAAATAGAAGCAACTTATTTTAGGTACCCTGCAGTTCCAAAATGGACATATATTACACTTGCAAATGGAGAGCCTGTATTTGATCAATCTCAAAATGATTATCAAGACTTTGAGTTACCTACTGAAGATGAGTATAAATTAGTAACTAAAATACTTGAGTATTGTGGTATGTCAATTAGAGAAACACAAGTAACTCAATTTGGTATGTCTCAAGAACAA